TTCGGGGCTCCGTTCGAATTGCCGATAGTAACCAGGCTCGCAAGCTCCATAACGTTAGGTACGCGCCAGTCGGTATATCCGGCAAGACCGTTAGAATTGGCTACCCTCAGATACTCCCAGATATCCTCTTTGGCCGGCGCGGTGTACGAAGTCGGCGTGGCCGGACCTCCACCTAGCGATCCGGTAATCTGATTCACGTAATTGAATGTGCCGNCCACGTTCTCCAGCCACATGATGCCGTTCGTGTTGTCCACGTATCTGATCGTCCCCTGCGCGGTGGTCACGGCCTGCTGAACGTTTTCGCCGACCTGGAANTCCACGTACCCGCCGCCCTTGGTAAAAGGCAATGAGGCGACGTGATTGTCCCAGTACAGTCTCCCGTCAGAGTTGGGCCCCACNCTTGCGGTATTATACCTTGTCCACATCAGCCCTGTGCGCTCGTCCAGCACGCAATTGTTCGAATGCACGTCCGTTTTCNCGTTCACGGTAATGTTCGTGGTTCCGGAGTACTGGCCGGTCGATAGAACGGTGTACATCCTGGATATGCCCATGTTGTAGTACCCGTCGTCCGGGCAGATCACGTATTCCGTCTCGTACCAGAACGGCTGTCCGGTCTTCAGCAACCATTGGCGATGTCCTTGGATCGGCATTTCCGTTTCCTCCTCGACGACTTCAAATAATCGTGGCGCCGCCGCCGTAATCCTTGTGATAGTAAACGTTCGGGTTATACTCGATGCAGCTAAGCCTGACGCGCTCCCCCGCGCCCCTTACGGTCATCTCGAGCACCCGCCAGCGCCAGACGTCGATCGCATTGACGTTCGAGTGGAACCTGCCGATCCCGTAAAGGTCGTGCCTGGCGGGCGTGCTGCTCCAGGCGGAGGAGACAGAAAGGGTCAACGTTTCCGTGTCGAACGGCCCTGAAATCGTCCGGCGTTCTATCGATCCGTTCGCGTGCCGCACCCAAATAGTCGCAAGGCCACCGANGACAGACGAGTCGAGCCTTACGGGCTGGTCTAGCGTGACCGAGGTAGTTGTTCCGGAAACGACCAGACCTCCGAACGTCCTCCGGCTGTGCATGGGCTGTACCCAAATCACGTCCCCGGGCTCGCAGTTTATGCCCTGGACCGAAGTTTCGAACTGGCATGTGCAGTTCGGCATGTTTGCGAGCTGCCAGCGCAGGATCGCGTACCGTCTGGCCTGATCCTGAGATGTGCATCCGATGAGAAAATCCCTTTCGATTCTGAGCGGCTCGTCCGTGAGGTCATACTCGGGCCCGCGGTAACTGACGCTCCTGCGTTCGTATTCGGCCGCGGCGTCGTAATACTCCACGGTCACCGCGTGCGGATGGTCGCTCTTACGTATCCACTGGAAATCGTATGAACCCGAGACGATGTTTCCGGCCGTGAACAGGCCCGTGAACTGGCTTTCCTGGACGACCGTTTCCACCTTGACCCTGTATTTGTCGCTTTTTACGAGCGAGGCGCGGCCGACCTTGAGGATCGCGTTGACGGCGTCGTCCCCGGTCCCGAGCGTGTCGAATATGCCGTTCCAGGAGGCTCGCGCCACGGACCCGACCGCGGCGGAGCAGTAGTCGGCCCATGCCAGGATGCTGTCCCGGTCGATCCGTTCTATGTCCACGCCGAGACAGTTGCACAGGACCCGGACCAGCATGTAGGCAGGATTGGACGACGGTCTGGTTTGCGTGCCTCCGCCGGCGATCGCCCATTGCGGGATCGTGACGTCGCCCTGGTCGGCGATCACGCTCACGTCCTCGAGGTCCGCGGCCTTGTCCGTATAAGGCACCTTGAGCCCGAGCAGGGCGACGTTCGGATATGCCAAAGATTTTCTGTAAATCTCGTCCACCAAATAGAGCGAGCACGCGCTCACGCTCGACGAGCGGTAATCGTCGTCCGTTCTGCGATAGACTTTCACATGCCATCTTTTGGCGTCCGGCGCCGGCACCGTAGACACCGTGCCCGTGGCCCCGCTCGTCGAGCCCGTGATCTGTTCGCCGGCCTGGAACGTGCCGTTCACGTTCACGACGTACATTGCGGTCGAGCTACGGCGGACGGCGATGGTCGCTTTCGCCCCGCTCGTCGAGCCCGTGATCTGTTCGCCGGCCTGGAACGTGCCAGACACGGTCGTGTAGGTCATCAGGTTGAACTCCAGCGTTATTTGCGCGCGGTACATACCCTTGCGGAAAGCCGAAATCCTGCGGACGTCCCCGAGCCACTGGTAATAGGTCCCGCTCCAGTGTCTCTTGAAACCAAAACATCGATTTCGACGTCCTTGCCGACCACGGTAATTTCTCCGGTCGACTGGTCGGCCTGCTCCGCGTAAAGACCGTACGGAAAGGCAAAGATCAGAGAGAGCTTGTCGACTGCGGTCCCGCGCGTGGAGATAAGGTCCGTCTCGTATCCTTCGAACGGTGCGTCGGGCGGTGTGAAATCGGACGTGTAGATCGCCTGGCCCCTGACAANTCTCATTTCGTCCATGTACCCGCGCCAATCGTATGTCCCGCCCTCGAACTTGACGGCCTTGCCGAGAGTCGGGACGACGCCCGGATTGCTCGGTCTGTCCAGAGGGTCTTCCCAGTGGTCGTCCACGGAGGGTAAGGCCTCGTCCGTTCCGTTGAAAAAGAAGTAAAATCTGTTTCCCGATCGCACGAGGGCGATGTGATACCAGTTGTCGGAGGTCATGTGTCCGTAGGCGAAAACGAAGTATTTGACGCCTCCGGAAGTACCTTCCGATCGGAACAAAAACTGGGAAAGACTTTCGTTGATGTGGTAATACTCCAGCCCATATCCGGAACGGTCCGTCTCGTTCTGCCATTTCCAGATACCGTACTTTTTAAAGGCCGTGAGCGTGCCGGGCCTGAGCCAGACTTCAAACGTAAAATCGTCCGACCCGAGATCGAAGGCGCCGTTTTCGTCCGCACTGCCGTCCGTAAGGTCCAGGTAATACGAATCGGAGACATCCGAGGAGGCGAAAAGGCCGGAGTATGTTCCGAACTTCCTTTGCGCGCTCGATCGTGTGACTCCGTTGGCGGTGATGGTCCTTGAGAAAATGCTCGAATCCCTGAAAGGACTTTCCTCGAAATGCAGCAGGAGTTTCGTCGGCTGCGTAAGATCTATCTCTACGGTCCGGACCTGATGCAGCTCCCCGAACCAATCGATCGCGGTCTGATCGTGCGTGCCGGCTCGCGTCTGAAACTCAGCGCCCTTGATTTCAGAAAGTTTGCGGTTTTTCGATACCCAGATGTTGGAAACCGTGTTCCCATAAACGACGGCTTCCAGCGGGCCCTCGGCTATCGCCAGAAGCAGGTAGAGGATTTCACGCTTGTCCGCGGCCTCGATGTAGTAGTTAATGACCTGCGCGCCCGTGCGGAACCGGCCTCCGAGTACGGGAATCGCCAGGCCGTCCGAAGTCGAATTGCGCGGGCCCGAAAAACCATACGCGAGGCTCGACTGCAATCTGCGGCTGGTGCCGGAAATCTGCGGAATCCGATCCTCCATCGGAGGCAGCGATGACGCAAATGTCCGCGGCGGTAGACTGAAAATCCGGTATACTCCCGTCCCGCCCGAGGCGAATCCGCTCATCATACCGGACAGAAATCCGAGACCTATCGTCGCGGGGTTGATCATTACTCGAAAATCCCTCCCGGAATTCCCGGAAAACTCCCGTAGTGCGCCTCGTTGGAAAGGCCAGCGCAGGTGGAAAGTTTTCTGTCACAGGTCGTCGTCGCGCCCGCATACTGGCAGCTCGACGGGTCCTTGAACTTGTGACGGCAGTTTCCGTAGTCGTAGCGCATCGCCGGAAAAGCCGTCGCCAGGGGCCTGTCCATGCCCAGCAGGAACTGCACCCATTCCCGCGAGGGCAGCGTGGTCCCGACGATCGTAAAGGTGTCCGCACAGGCGGCGCTTTCGGCCAGGTTGCCGGAGTAAACGAGCCTGAGCGTAATCCGTTCTCCCTCCAGACCGAGGCAGTTCTCGACATATGCGCACAACGTCTCGTCGTTGAAAACGAGCAGCGCCGCCTCAGCATGCTTGCCCGTGAGGGTTTTGGAGACCGTGTCGATCTGCATGGCCGTCCGCGTCCAGGTCTGGCCGTTCCAGACGATGTCCTCTTTTGAGCACGCGTACCTGAGCGTGCGGTCGTCGTTTGACAGGGTCCCGTTCACGTAGGCCGTGCCCCCGCCGTCTCCGGTCAAGGTCTCGTCATCGACGAACGCGCCGCGCACGTCCCACAGGGTCAGCGCGCCGTAGCTGCCCAAGTCGGACATGCCGATGACCCTGCCGAAGGCCCGTGACGTCCCGCCGCGTACTATGTCCCCCAGGATGAAATTGGAGGTCTGTCCGTCAAAGTTGAGTTTCTTGATTCTGGTCACTGATATTTCGCACAGAATGATCCAAGACCCGGCATCCGCNAGGGAGTTCTTGGCTGCGATCTGGGTTGCCGTAAGTGTCCTGCCCATCGATCAGACCTCTTCCAGCGTGACGGCCACGCGCCGCTTGCCCGGGCCGACCAATTCCCAGGAAAGAGAATCGTCTGCAAACCTTACGGTATGTACGGTCCCGTCGACCGGATGCGTCCAGTTGAAACTGCCGGCTCCGGCTCGCTGTGCCGTCATGAAAGTGCGCAGCGTCCGGAAATCATCGTCAAACATCACGTTCCACTGCAGGCTGAACGTCTTTTTCCCGATCGTCCATCGCGCGAAGGTCTGCACGTAGCCGGCCTCGAAGGGGGTCCTTACGGTTTCGAACCGAAAATCCTCCCTGAATACGTGCTGCGGGATGGGAAGCGACGCCGGCCATGACCCGCTCATCCGAACATTCCTCCGAGTGCGGCGCGGACATTAGGGTTGTTCGTGAGCTCCTCGATCAGCAGGTTCACGATCATGCCGCTTTCGTCCACGATCGTAGGTCCCGCCCGCACGGACACCGGGAACCTGGCATTTTGTTGCACGTTGATCGAGACGTTGAATTTCGGACTGACCGAAACGCGCCCGCCTTCCGAACCGCCCACGGACCCGCCCGCGTGAAAATACTTGGCCCCCTTGAGAATGGCTTCCACGATTGCCTTGTTGTCCCTGACCATGCGCCTCGAGAGGACGACCTCGCCCGTCTGCAGGATCGCAGGCACCTCGTCGGAGGCAAGAGATTTCAGGACCGGCGATGCTCCGCGATGCATGCGTTCGATTTCGCCTCCGGCGTGTTGCACCTCGCCGAACCCCAGGGAGGCCAGCATGTAGGCTTCGATCCATTTGGCGTAATCCTTCGCGGCCTGCTCCAGATCCTCGTCGGTTATTTCCACTGCCCACGGTTCACGCTTCAAGTGCGGGCTGCCCGGGGCGAATTCCTTGAAGGCGTAAAGCAGGCTGAGACCGGATCCGGCCTGAGCGAGTCCCGCCGCAGTCACAGGTATCGCCCCTTTTGTGGCGCTCATTTCGCCNCGCGCGATCGCCGCTTTGATGGCTTCGTACTGGGCCGCGAACCCACCTGAAAAGACCTGTTCCAGGGACTTGATCAAGGAAGCGTCCGCTTCGGGACCGAAAAGTGTCTTTGCGAACTCGGCCTCCGCGCGCGCTCCTCCTCCGGTTCCTTCGTACCAGTAGTAGGGAATGCCCATCTGCCTGTTCGAAACCGAGTACCCGAAGAGTTCGAACAGGGCCNTTACGTTTTCGGGTACGGCCGGAAGGTCCCACCAGTCGAGCGACCCGGAAACGCCACTGACGGATGCGGCGCTGCCCGCGATGGAAAACGCAGCCCCTGGACCCTTGGGCAGGGAGGCGAGCGAACCGGGCCGATCCTGCAGAAAGTCCAGGCTGCCCCCGGAATGGAACCTACGGGGCAGGACGATCTCCCCCTGCTCCAGTAGAGCGAGACCTGTCCGTCTCACCGCGCCCCCGGCGTGATAGGTTGGAACGACACCGTCATGCCCGACGTATCCGCCCTGATGTGCTNACGCGCCTCCGAATATGGATCCGAGCANGGAGCCNACCAGCGGCTCGATCACTGCCTTCTGCATGACGAGCCGTGCCATGTCCTGCAGCATGCCGGTCACCATGCTCGTGAAGGCCTCGCCGGCGTTGTCGATGTCCGTGATCAGGCTGTCGAAAAAGCTCGATATCCCGTTCGTCATGGACTGTGCGGCGCTTCTCGTGATTTCGGCCCATCTTTCGGTCTGCGTACCGAGATCATCCGCGAACTCCTGGGCGCCTATGGACATTCCGAGAAACGCGTCATCCGTGAATTTTTTCTGCCACTCCCACGTTTCGCGGGAGATTTCCCGCAGGGTCGACCCATGCTCCTGCATTTTCTCGAGATGCCAGGCAAGCCATTCCTCGGTGTTCATTTTGCTCTGGAGCTGCCGCTCACGCTCCTCCTCCGCATACTGCCGGCTCATAAGCCCCATGTACTCGTAAAGCGTTGACGTGTCGGCCCCGATCGCATCGTAAAGACCTTTCGTTTCCTCGAACCACTGCTGAAGCGCGGCCTGTTTTTGGGTGTATTCCCCCTGGGAAAGACCGATAATTTTGAGCTGCAGGTCCTGTTCGGTCTTATACGCTTCCGCAGCATATTCCTGCTTCAGTTCCAGCCATTCCTCCTCGATCGGTCTCAGCGCGGAAACTGTTTCTTTGGCCTGCGCCGCCTTTTCCTCCACCGGGGAAGCCATCGGACCAGGTATCCAAAGATCACCGCTTATGACGGGTTTTTCCGGCGCCTTGGGCATTTCAAATTTCGGAAGACCCTTTTCCAGCTGTTCTATACCCGCCTTGACGATTTCCATCCGGCGCCGGTTGGCTTCGATCGCTCTCGCGTTCTCCTCGTATTCGCGCTGCCAGGCCGGCCCCTGGAGGTTTTCCGCTCTGAGCCCCTCCAGGTATTTTCTGCGCTGGACGAGCCTTTCCTGCTCACTTACCAGGTCCTCGTATTTGCCGAGCTCGTCCTCGAGCATGCTTATGCGGCTTTTACCTCCGCCCAGGGCCTCGGGCATCATGCTCCAGAACTGATCATGGAAGGTGGCGACCTTTTCCAGGGTCTCCGCGAAAAACCCGGCCGTTTTTGCCGCATAGGTAAAGGCTGTCCCAATCCTGTCGGCCCATTCGTCGAGCTTTCCCGTTTCTCTAAGCTCAACGAATTTTTCGATTATGCTGTTCATGCCGGCCGTAAGATACGGCACGAGCTCCGCCACCATGACGTTCCTAAAGCCCCTGATTGCGGCCTTGAGGTTTTCCATCGCGTCCGCAGCCACGTCGGCCTTGTCGGCCATTTCCAAAGTTATCGTCGCACCGAGGCGTCTGGCCTGCTCGCGCTGATTTTCCATCTCCTGCGAGCCGAGCTTCAGCATGTTCATCATCGGTCCGAATCCGCGCCCGAAAAGGTCGGCCGCAAGCGAGGCCTGCTTCGCGGAGTCTCCGACGGAGAGCAGTCGGTCCGAAATGACCGGTAGGATTTCCTCGGCGGTCCTGTATTTTCCGTTGACGACGTCCTGGTAGAGCCCGAGTTCCTCGAGCGCTTTTTTTGCCTCGCCCGTCCCGCGGGCGGCGTCCCCCAGGCCACGCTTGAGCTTTTCGATGGAGCTTATGAACGCTTCATTTCCGGTTCCGGCCAGCTCTGCGACATGACCCATCTCTGACAAGAATTCGGTCGTCTCCCCGATCCGTCTGGACAGGTCCCTGACTTTGTCCGCGTCCGCAATGAATCCGGTCACGGCCTTCTGGAGGGTATAAAACGAGACCGCACCGCCGGCGAGCGTACCGAGGACCGAAGTAAGGCCGGCAAGACTGGTTGAAAAAGCGGCAATGCTTTGGGACGCAGTCTTGGAGGCAAGAGATATCTTTGAAACCTGTTTGCCCGCCTCGTCAAGGACCTTCAGACCCGTGGCGGTCGCGACAAGTTGCAGGCGGATGGATTTGTCTGCCACGCGTCTATCGCCTCGTTTCTTTTAGCTCCAGGCCCCGGTACGCCGAAAGCCAGACGTTCAGCATCCAGAGGGCCGTGAGCTTTTCCTCTCCGCAAAAGCCGTAAAGGTCCAGTACCGTCATAACGTTTCCATACTGCAAACTCATGTCAGGGCCGAAGGCCCCCGGAAGCACGTAAGCGAGGAGTTCGCAGAATTCCTGCCACGGTTCTTCCGCAAACAGGGCGTTCAGCCGGCTTCGGTCGCATCCGGAGCACTTAGGCTCTCGGCCCCTGCGACTCCAGAAAGCCCTGCAGTCCTCGCAGGCGGTCCCTGCGCGGAACCACTCTGCGAGCCTGACAAGTTTTTTTCCTGGTCCTCGATCCCGCGCCTGAGATCCTCGATACGGTCCTGTATGAAGGCGATTGCTTCGACCGGAAACCCGTAAAGGGCCGGATAATCGAAAATGTCCGCCTTCAGTTCGTCCGTGCACTTGAGCGGCTTTCCGTCCGCATCCTCGATCCCGCGCCAGTCGACAAGACACCAGACGAACTTTCTCTTGGCCGTCTCGGCGACGTCGAGCATTCCGGACCATGAAAACGCGGACTTCGACGTCGGGAACGGACGGACGGCGAAAGCGACACCGTCCGCATAATCGAACCAGCGCGGCTCGATGCGCGCCCTGAGAAGCTTCATGGGTCCTCCCTGTTACACGGAGTCGGTTCTGGTCGGCATCCCGGTACCCTGGAAGTTGCAGCTCATCTCGATGATTCCGGAAATGCCCGGATTGCGGACCCGGATTTCCGTGAGCACCACGGTGCCGCTGATATATCCTCTCGAGGTCGTTCCGTATTCGTCCTCGCAGCGCAGGTTGCTGACCTCGCCGGTGGAGCTGCCNGAAAGGATCGCATCCCGAAGCGTGTCCTGGGAGGTGTCCTCCTCGTCGAACCATGCGCGAAGCGACCCGGAAAAACTGCGGATTCCCTGCTTGTAGGTCCTCCAGGTGTCCGTGACGCAGGTATCCTCGATCGCCTCTGCGGACAGCGCGATCTCATAGTCCTGAATTTCGCCCACCGCGTTCGATCCGATCCTTACGGTTGCGCCTTGACCCTTGCTCGGCATTTTTCTCGCCCTCCTTGCCTAATCGTACTGGTTATCCGTGACGGATACGTGTTGCACGAACACGAATCTGAAATCTGCAACGAACATCGGAAAATAATTGACGTGATCGAACTCGCGCTCGAACCTGAACCAGTCGAGCCCCAGGGAGAANACGTTGCGCGCGATCGCGGCGACCGCCAGGTCCGCAAAGGAGGTAATGTCCTCGATCCCGGCATACGAGGTCCGGGAGCCGGATTTCGTNACCGCACCGTTGGCTACCGCGAGCCTCATCAGGATCACGTGTTCCTTTTCGGCAACGCCGTCTCCGGCCGTCTTCCCGTCCGGAAACAGGATCGCAAACGGACACGCCGATTCTCCCGGAGGCACNCGGTTGTCCATGCCCAAGTACGTAGAAAAGGGCCTGCCGGGATATTTGCTTCCGATCCATGCGGACAGCTCCGGATCGGTCTCCAGGACCTCCGCAAGCCGGCNGGCGAGCGCAAACTCATTCATTGCCCGATCAGATCCTTACTTCCGAGCCTTTCTTGCCGTCCATGTATGCCCAACAAGCCGTCTCGAAGTCGCGCGACATTCCGTTTCCGTACTTGCGCGCAAAAGGCGCAATCGCGGGTCTGGCCGGAAGAGTGAGCATGGTCGTCTCCTTGCGCAGCGTATAGGCCTTCTCTCCTGGTCTTCTCGGCCTGCCNTATCTGCCGAAATGCTCGCGTATGCCCGGCGTAACCCTGAACGTTCTGCCTTCCGCGGACGCTCTTGCGAAAGCCAGCCAGGAGGAGGGGGCCGCAAATGTGCCCCGGTCCAGGGTTCCGATGGTCAGCCTGTTGCCCTCGACATCGTAATTCTGGAAACGCGCAAGCATGGAGAAAGGCGTCCGCCTGCTTTTGCCTGTCTCCTCCCTGAGATACCGCTGCCGCACTATGGTCAGCGGCCGGAGCCGCTCTCCGCCNGGAGTCCCCGTAGCAATCTCCCGCTTGAGGATCCTCGAATACTTGTAGCCGACCTTGCGNAACGCTCTGGGAACGGCGGTCTCAGCCCTTTCGGCAAGGCTGGAAAAGTACCGCTCCGCAAGCTTCAGCCCGTCCGTTTTGAACTTGAGGTCGATCACAGCTTCGGCCGCTTCTGCTCATAGCAGATCAGACGCCACACGAACCCGTCCCCTCCGGCGATCCTGTCGACGTACCAGGTCCGTTCGGTCCCGTCCGGCATGAGCACGACCACGTCGTCACGGTTCCTCGGAGCCGGCACGTCCCCGGCGCTCACCGTAAGGACGAGCATGTTTCGGACGCTTGTCGCTCCGTCGGCCCATTCCTCATCGAATTCCACCAGGGCGCTCGTCTGCGCGCCCCGGTATTCGACGCTGACCGCAAGCTCGTCCTCCGAAAGAATCCGCGCAACGTCCGCCGCCAAGTCTGCCTTGAAACCCATAACGGACCCGCAAGTCGTATTATGCCGTGATGTTGCCCAACAGGTACCCCGCGCCGGCGAAGACGATCGCCTCGTCCACGTGGTGCCGCACCCGGTAGACGTTCGATCTGGTCTGCTCCTCCCGATATTGTTCCGTCACGATGTTCGACGGGGAATCCTCGATCCAGAGGAACGTCCGGCCGAGACACGGGTCGCGGAGGTCGTTTCCGCCCGACGACACTCTCGCCAACAGGACGTATTCGTCGTCCCAAATGTCGGTAATTGAGGCGGTCTTGTTCTTCTTGGCCGCGTCGTAGATCGCGTTCCCGACAAGTACACGGCTTACCCCGAAGTACTGCGCCAGCAAGGCCTTGTTGGCTTCGTCATTGCCGAGCATGATGGGGTTCGTGTACTGCAACCGGCTTTGGATCTCGCTCGAGACCATGACGTTGTCAAACACCTTCTTCGACATCGCGATCACGTTCGGCTCGAGCCCGGTGGCGGCCCGCATGGCCGTTTTCGCCGCCTTCACGTCCGCCAGGGGCGTGCACTGCGCCGCGTTGCTCCACTCGGTCGTCACGTCGTGATGATTCGGAATGTTGGTCACGGAGAACAGCAGGTCGGCGATCCGCTTCTCCTGGCTGCGCAGTAGCACGTCCACGGCGCGCATCACCGCCACCTCCTCCGCATCGAAGAACCTGCGGTAGAGTGCGGCCTCGACGTCGTCGACGGGCTCCTCCCTGCCGTACTCCTTGCATGCGTAGGTCCCCATTTCGAACTGATAGTCGTCCCTGTTGTACGCGCTCCTTGGGGCCCGCTTGAGAGAGGCCGGAAGCTTCAGCAGGGCCTCGATCGGGATCTTCGGATAATCGGCGGTCTGACGCTCGACCTCGAATATGGGCAGCAATTCGAGTCCGACGAAACCCCGCTGGGACGCGCTCAGCATGTATTCATACGCGATCGCGCCGAGGTCGGACCTCTGAATGGTCGTTCCGGAAGTCGGTCTGGGCATTTCGATTTCCTCCTATTCGCTTACGTGAAAAGAACTTCGATCACCGCGTCGTCGACCGTTGCGGCCTCCAGGGCGATCGCCTGCGCCGTCCCGGACACCGTGTCTGACAATTTGCCGTTTGCGGCCCCGTAGAGCGCGGTCCCTCTGGCTATCGAGGTCCCCACGTCCGCTTCGCATTCGCACGTGCCGGGTGAGTTCTTCAGCCTGACCTGTACGGGTTCGCCCTGCGCCGCTGCGTACTCGGTCACTCCGATGCAAGCTTCTCCTGCGCCCGCATATACGACCTCAGGCGGATCGGACGTGGTGCCGCTCGAGATCTTCACGCGTCTTTTGGCCTCCAGGGCCGCACCCGCAATGAACGTCTTCTTTCCGGTTTCGGTCCATCCCATCGTTTTTTTCCTCCATTTGNTTACTGAATGTTGACGGATTTCAGGGANGCCAGATACGCCTCGTGCAACTCGGGCCGCTCCCTGGCCAATTTGCGCACGGCCTGTGCGAGCGTAAGCCGTTCCGNTTTCTGCANCCGTTCGAGCTCCGCCTCCCAGGTCGACGCGGACGCAGGAACGGGTTTTGCCCCGGCTCCCGGGTTCGGTGCGCCCGTTGCCTTCAAGAGCTCCAGCATCTGCGCCCTCAGGTTCGCATCGCCTTGGGATTGAAAAGGCCGGGCCGAAAGCGCGTCGCGCACCGCAAGGAACTGCTCGACGGTGATCCCACTTTCGACGAGCGCGCGCAGGGCCCTGCCAGATTCCTCGCCGAGCTGCGCGTCCGCCAACGCCAGGATACGCGTCCGTTCGGCTGCGGCCGCCTCCGCCTGTACGGCCGTCCGGTCCACGGAAGCGGCACCGGCGGAAAACACCTCCCTGTAAAGTTCCGGATGTTTCTCCTCGAATTCTTCCCTGGTCATGACGATTTTCTCCTTCTGCATGGTTTCCTGTTCCCTGTAGATTTCGACCTGCACGTCCTCACCCAGGGCAAGCGAGATCGCAGCGGAATCCGGATCACGACCTAACGTGACGAAACTTACCTCCCGGACGTCCGATTCCCGCCAGATCTCGGCAGGCCCCCTGAGCTCGTACCCGTTGACCTTGGCGACTTCCTTTTCCGAATCGAGCACCTGCACCTTAATCGGCCATACTCCGATCGACGCCTCCCATGGATAACCTTCGTCGGCCAGCGCAAGCACTTCGGCGGCGTCCCGCGTGGATTGGGAGAACGTCCCGGACATGAGCAGGTTGGATCCGTCCTTGATCACGGTCTTTGTCCTGCCGACGATCCTGTCCCGTTGATGTTCGCGCAGGACGGGCATCTTCGGTTTGGCCCGGATGCCGGAAACGTCGATCGCGAGCTTGCCCCAGGAAAACTCCAGGGGCCGGCCCGTGTATGCGGTGATGTGGAACGTGCGCTCCGTCTGTTCTCTGCCCTTCTCAGCCTCGGCGGCCGAGAACTCGACCGGAGCCGAAAGCGCCATCGCCTGCCTGCGGTTTTTGGCTTCGATCCACATGCTGTTGCAGATGGCGTAGGCCTGGTCCGGGTCCCGGCCCTCGGATTCGACGAGCTGGGTCGTACAGCGCTTCAGATACTCCTGCTTGCTTTCACCCTTCTTCGGCGTCGGCATTGTCCGTGTCCTCCTTTCCGGTTCCGACGTCCTGCCGTGCGGCTCCCAGGGGCAGTCCGCGTTCGCGCAGCAGTTCCTGCTCCTCCTCGAGCCGCTCGATGACCGACCTGAAATCCCCTCCCCGTTCGGCGACCGCCTCGCTCCGTGTCTTGAGATTGTTTTGGATGGCCAGTATATCGGCCTGAATTTCCTTGATGGGTTCGATGTCTCCCTTCGGCCCTCCCCTCCAGTCGCACCTGGTGAGGGCGCTCATGCGGCCGTAAAAGTCGTCCACGTCAAGCCGGCCACGCAGCCAGGCCTCCTCCTGTAGCATCGTGAAAATCTTCTGGCACGTGGCTCCGAGCCAGGCGCGCCGGCACATAAACACGCGCCAGGCGTCCAGCATTGCCGCCCTGAACCCGGCGTAATTGGTCTCGGCAACGTCGCTGAAGGCGACGACGTACGGAAGATTCAGGCTGGCCGCGATGGCCTTCTTGATCACCTTGACGAACGGTTCGAACGTCTGGCCGGGCCTGCTTGCGGCAATCGGCTTGGGCTCCTCCCCCGGATTGCCGTACATGATCGACCCCGGGATGATCTCCTGATACCTGTCGGTCCTGGGCGATCCGTCCGGGGCGGTGCCGGACTCCTCGAGTCCCGCCAGGGCCGCGGCGGTCCCGTACGGATCGCCGCTTTCGACCTGGATGAACAGCGCAAACGCGGCCGTCACGACGTTCGCCACAAGTTCCGCGTCCAGAAAATCGTTGAGGTCCCTCAGGTACTTCATCCCGGCGGAAAACTGCGAAATCCCGCGGACCTGCTCGGCATCCTGTATGATCATCGTGTGAAGGACGTTCCACCTGTGCCCGGTCCGGGCCGGCACGCGAACGAAGTTCGACGACAGGTCCGCGGCGAAAGGCGCTTCGGCTCTTTTGATCCAGTACGCGACCGGCTCCCCGTACCGGCCGAGTTCGATCCCATCCCGGATGTTGGGATTGCCCGCAAGGTCGGAAGGGGTCTTCACCCGCAGAGGATGCACGACCTGGCAGGCAAGCGAGTACGGACGGCCCGGGTCGTCCAGCATGTGAAGCAGCACGAAGTATTCACCGTACTGGACCAGGTTGCGCTCGAGCAGGAACTGCTGTCCGTAGAACGAAAGCCGTCCGCCGGCGTCCGCCGTGGGACACCATTCGTGCCAGACGGCCCGCTCCTGGTTCTGGATGACGCGCGCTTTGTCCTTGTCCAGCCCGATGGCGTCCGCGTCCACGATCGGATGCGGGACGAGCCCGGAGCCCACGACCGTGGATGCGAATGTCTCCACGATGCCCGCGGCGTGCGGATCGGAATAGACGAGGTCGGTTGCGCGTTCGGCGATCCGTTCCCGCTCCAGGGCTTCGGACTGCGCGTTGAAGTGCCTGACGGGGATCCACTGCTTCATGGATCCTTCGCGCTTGGCGGCCCGCTTCTGGTACTGGTAGGGCACCGTCGGCCGTATGGGCAGTCCGTTCGAGGCGTACAGCACAGGTTTCGTGCGGCTCCGTCGGGTCATCAGGGCCGCCATGGTCTCGACGGCCCGGGCGAACATTTCCTGTCGCTGCGGACCCATCAGTAAGTCCTCCGCGGGATTCCGACGTTGATCGCAGGACTCGGATGACCTTCCTGCGCGAGCGCCTCGAGCAGCTCGCCGCGCCGCTTAAGCAGCGTCTCCAGGTCCGGTCTTCTTACGCGACTCTGCCCGCTCCCCCATTCCTGGGCCTGCAGGGTTTTCGAAATGGCCGCCTCGATCTCTTCCAGAAGCTCTCGGGTGGTCTTTAGCGCCATGCGGAGACCCTCCGTCCGACTGCCGGACATGCCTTTCCGTCCGCACGTCGAGTTTATCCCCCGAAAAACCGCAAAAATGGGATTCGGGCCTTAGTCGGGGTATATTCGGGGCGTATTCGGGGTAGAAAACGGGCAAAAAAGGGGCTTGACAGGTTTCGGGGTTATTCGCAATTTTCGGGAATTTCCCGGGTGGGATGTCTGGTCAGGGCCCTGCAGAAATCGTCCAGGTTTTCTGTCCAGGCGTACCAGCGACCGTTGATGATCCGGGCCGGCATGCCAAGTTTGAGAAACGTCCGGAACACGACCTCGTTTATGCCGAGGTATTCCTGGATGGACTTGGCGGTCTGCAGCAGACGACCCTTGCCGCTCATCTGTTCAGCCATGACGGTCTTTCGTATACGCGGGCCCCAAGGCCGGGTCTCGTCGGTCCTTCCGGAACGATCCTACGTCTGCCTGTCCTCGCGCCGCCGACCCTTGCGGGAGCCACGAGTAATCTGACACCTCCCAGCCATTCCGGGTCCGCACAGGCCGCGGCGATCAGTTCCGCGTCGAGGTAATGGTTGTCCTTGCGGATCCGCACCCATTCCTCGCGGCCTTTACGGTCCAGGCGCTTTTCCTCCGCCAGAATCTGCTGCGAATAATCCCTGCCGGTCCCGGAGTGCAGATAAGCGGCTCCGGCCCCCTCGCGCTTTCTGGCCCGTTCGAGACGCCACCAGAAGGCGTCCTTGAGCTTGTCGGTGTCGAGCAGGACGATCGTAAGCCCTCCTGGGATCGGTTTTCCGGAGGGCAGTCTGTCCAGGGGCTTGCTCATCCGCAATTTGCCCTGCAGCGGGTAACTCGATCCCTTCGTCCCCCATACTTGGCAGCCCCGGCCCCGGCCGTTCTTGCGCAGCCACAGATACGTGTCCTCCGTAGCGCTGATCCCCGAGGCGTCATCCAGCAGGGTGCCCGCCGTATCGATGGCCGCCCTCCAGATCGGCATCTCCATTCCTTCCATCCCGACGACCGGATAGGCCGTATCGAACAGCAGCTGCTCGACGTCCTCCCATGAGGGCAGGAACCCGTAATGCACGAGCCATGATGTCATATCCCTGGCCCAGGCGCGCACGACAAAATAAAAGCCGGTCTGCTGCCTGTCTATCCCGCAGGTAAGCGCCACGGCTTCCCTGGGGACGGTCTGCGGAGGAAGATCGCATCTGGCTTGAAGGACCTGGTCGTCGTCGACCTTGACGTAACGCTGGATCCAGGGCTCGCCGAACCAGCCGTTCACGACGTTCTGCAGCTCGGCAGGATCGTCCTTTGACCGCAAGAACTGCACGGCAAGTTTTCCGAACTTGACCCAGGGCGAGTAAAGGCTCGACAGCCTGAACCCGATTTTNCGCCGTCTGCCCGGCTCCGCTGCGGCCTGCCACCGGCCGGCCCTGAGCATGCCGGGCTTGTGATGATCCAGGATGGTCCCGCCGCACTTGGCGCACTCGTAATGCGCCAGCTCCTCTATCCTGCCGAGCCTGTCCGGATCGTCCTTCGAACATTGCGGCCACTTGACCTGCGCGAACACCAGGGGCTGATATACCCCGCAATGGGGGCACGGCACCTGGTACTCGTACACGGCGTCGCAGTCCTCCAATTCCCGGGTAATGCGCCCTTGTTCCGTCGTAGGCGTAGANGCGATCATTATCTTCCGGCTGTACAGAAACGTCTTCGTTCGCTCGACCGCCAGGGAGACCGGGTCCGCCTCGTTCTGCAGGACGGTCGGGTATTTGTTCACCTCGTCGAGCAGCACGTATTCGCACGGCTTGGAGGCCAGGCTTGCCGCACTATTGGCCCCGGACAGGTACAGATCCATCCCGGCGAACTGCATGCGCAAGGTCGTGAACCGGTGCCGGTCGCCGACGCGTTTTTCCGCAAGCCTCGGATGGGCCTCGATCATCGGCTGTATTCTGGTCCTGGACACGTCCTCCGCCACCTCAACCGTAGGATAAACCACCATGGTGGGGCCTGGCTGCTGATCGATGATATACCCAAGAATGTTCAGCAGGGTTTCCGTCTTGCCGACCTGCGTGGCGCTCTGAATCACGACGCATTCGACGTCCGGATCGTTGAAGGCGTCCATCCATGCCCGCGCGTACGGGATCCGGTCGGTCCTCCAGGGGCCCGGTTCCGCGCTCGTGGACGGTTCCAGGATCCTGTACCTGTCCGCCCACTCTGTGACCATCAGCCTGTCCGGAGGCTCTATCTCCGAGAGCTCCTCCGGGAAGAAGGCTTCGAGAAAGTCGAATCGGCCAGCCCGCATTTTTCCCTGGTGTCCTCCTTGTCGGACTCCGGCGCCGGCGTGAATTTGCCCGGGCGCGCTAGCAGTCCGAGCAGAAACCGTACTTCGTCGTCCAGCACCCTGCCGGCCTCACGTTCGTCTAGTCCCATCAGTCGTCCCGGCAGACGCTTCGACCACAGGAGCAAATGGCGCCTGAAATGGCTATACCTGTTGCGCCAGGCGGCGGTAACTTTGTCGCGCGGGAGCAGCGTGCCTTCCTTGGTCTCCCGGTCGATCCTGGCAAGCAGGGCGCGTTCCTTGCGGTACTGGGCAAGCCATTTTTTCGATTCCTCGGTCTCCTGATGGGCAGTACCCGCGGCCTCCGTGCGGGCCTGCTCGAGGGCCCATTCGACGCACTCAAGCACATTGAACGTCCCGTCCTCGTTCCTCGGCATGCCTTCGGAGACCCATCGGGACACCGTTGCAGGATTGACCCCGAAGACCTGGCCGGCCAGGACGGCCCTGGAGACCCGCTTCAGATCAGCCACGCCGTAGCACGTGCGCTCCAATATTTGCTACCCCTCTACGCGGAGGCGGGCCGCGGCGGCTGCGATACCCTCGGCCGACGCCCCCCTGGAAAGGACCCGCGGCCGGTTCCGATCCATCGTCTAT